CTAGGATCTAGACTATATAACAAGCTACAGTCAGATATAATCAACGACACTTTAACAGGTGACTATGAGTTATTAATTAAGAATCATATCAAACCTATTCTAGCGCAATACGCTTTACTAGAGTTTCTACCTTTTAGTCAGTTTAGTATAAACAATAAAGGAGTTTTTAAACATACTAGCGAATCAGCTGAGACACTTAGTAAGTCAGATATATCTATGATGATGGAAGCTACTAGAGATACAGCGCAGCACTACGCTACTAGAATGATAGACTACTTGTGTAACTATCCTAGTCTGTTTCCAGAATACTTAACGAACAATAGAGACGAATTATCACCAACAAAAGACAGCAGCTTCGGTGGCTGGAACATATAATATATGGCTACACTAACAGGAACAACAGTCAAAAGTACATACGACTCACTACTTAAACTAAAAGATAACGATAATCTTACAGGTAGTAAGAAAGTAGTTACTGATGGTTTGGGAAACGAAACTCCTTTATCTATTAGTACTACTGAGATAGATAGCTCAGTCAATATAGAGGCTACTGGATTCCAAACTCCTACAGGTACGTCATCTCAATTCCTTAAAGCTGATGGATCGGTAGATTCAAACACTTATTTGTCTTCCGGTATCAATCACGATGATTTAACTGGATTTGTAGCTAATGAACACATCGACTGGACAGGATCTTCTGCGGGAACTATTCATATAACGAATTTACCAGCTACAGCCATTACTTCCGTTCAAATTGCATCTTCTGAGGTAAATATGTTAGCTTTAACAACTCAAGAAGGTGATGTAGTAGTAAGGTCTGACGAAAACAAAACTTATATGCATAACGGTGGAACTGCGGGAACTATGGCAGATTTCACAGAGTTATCTTCACCTACTGGTGGCGTTACTAGTGTAGATGGAGCTACAGGGGCTGTAGTTTTAAATCACGATACTCTAACAGGTTTTGTTTCAAACGAGCATATTGATTGGACAACTGACCAAGGTGCTACGAATATTCACGCTGATAATATTTCAGGGTATTTAAAGGACACTACAGATACTTTAACTGGTGATCTAACAGTTACAGGAACTACAACAGTACAAGGAACAGGAGACTCTTCTTTTGTAGGCAACGTAGGTATCGGGACGACTAGTCCAAATACAGCTTTAGAAGTAGACGGAGCTATTTCAACAGTTACATCTGATTACGTGCAAGGGTCAATTGGCTCTAGGCTACTTATTGAAACTTCCGGTTCAGGAAATACTCATTCATACATTCAAGCTCAAAACACTGGTGGAACAAGTAGCAATGAAGACTTAGCTCTTCAATTATACGGAGGAAACGTCGGTATCGGAACGGATAGTCCTACAACTAGTTACAGTAAAGTTCTACAAATCAACGCTACAGGAAACGGATCAACGCTGAGATTAACTGATACAGGAAGCGGCTCTTCATTAGGTAGTGGCTTAGAACTATTACAATTTGGAGTAGATTCCTATATTATAAATAGAGAGAACGGAGTAATGCGCTTTTGGAACAATAACAGTTCAAAAATGGTTATTTTAGCCAACGGTAACGTGGGTATTGGAACGACTAGTCCAGGTTCTGAGTTAGAGGTTAATGGTAATATCAAATCATCTTCTCTTACAGTAGATTCATCGGGAGATAGATTGATGCAAATAGATGATACAGGATACTTTCACTTAGGTGACTTAGATGCTTTAGGAGACGGACATTGGATAGAAGGTTCTTCACTTGGAATACAGATGTTTATCGGAGAGACTGAGAAATTTAGGTTAAATAGTAGCGGTGTGGCTCACTTTGACAACGATGTTATAGCTTATTCTTCGACCATTTCAGACAGAAGATTGAAGGATAACATAGAAACGATAGAAAATGCCTCAGAGACCGTTAAAAAGCTTCGAGGTGTATCTTATAAATGGAATGCTGGAAACAGAGAGGGCCAGAAAGAAATTGGATTAATTGCTCAAGAGGTTGAGGAAGTACTTCCGTTTTTAGTACGAGAGCACGAATTACCCTTGACAAAAGGAACTGTAGAAGTAGAGATCTACAAGACAGTAGACTACGAGAAATTAGTAGGATTGCTTATAGAAGATAGTAAAGAAAAAGACGCTAGAATCGAACGTCTAGAGGCTCTAGTACAATTAATGTTAAACAATAAATAAATGGCAGTACCTTCTAGTGGTGAGTTAAGCTTACAAGGAATATCTAAAGAGATGTTACAGAATGACTATAACTACGCCTTTAATACTAGTAACGTTTCCTTAGCGGGTATGTCTACGAGTATTTCGCCTTATAGCGTTAACTCTGGATCTACTGATAAGCCAGACGGAGCAGCACCTCATAAAATGAGTGAATTTTACGGCTATGATAATGATGCTGTAAACGTAACATCCTTTACTTCATCTGTAAAAGGAACTACTTCAACAGCTTGCTCTTTAACTCTTAACCAAACATATTATCACGATGGTGCTGGAGCTACTCCTGTATTAGGTGATTTCGTATATACAGATTCAGCCTTAGCTAACCCTTTAGAAGGTGGTTGGTATAGAGTAGGGCTTACTAAAATAGAAATAAAACCAGATTTTACTTTTCCTACACCAATATATACAGGTGAGGTATTGAATGTAGTCCCTTGTTAAATAGTTAATAAACTATAACGATTTCGTAAATTATAATAATTGTTTTTAAATAAAGAGCCCTCTAATTAATCAATGAATAAAGACGATAGGAACAAAATGGATTTCTTCGCAAAGAAATTGTCCACAATGGACGAACGAACGACACAGCTCGACAGAAAAGTCGACAGAATACTACGTGTCTTAGAAGATGATCAATACAGTAATAATACTGGTCTAATTACTGAAGTAAATGACTTAAAAGAAGCTGTAGATAAACTTATGTATATAAACAGGAATGTTAAAAAGATATTTACCTGGACTCTAGGTGTATTTACTGCTATATTAATTTTCCTAATAAAGAACTTTATAAAATAATGAGAAAGATTGACAAAGTCATCATACACTGTACAGCTACTCCAGAGGGTAGACAAGTTTCTTTAGACACTATTAGAGACTGGCACGTAGTAGGTAATGGCTGGAGTGATATAGGTTATCACTTTATAGTACATCAATTTGGTCACGTGGAATTAGGTAGGGACTTGGAGAGATCTGGAGCTCACACTAAGGGCCACAATAAGCATTCGATAGGGGTTTGTTATGTAGGCGGAGTAGATTCTAAAATGAAGCCTAAAGATACAAGAACAGAAAACCAGGCAGAAGCTTTGAGGTATTTAGTAATGGATTTACTAGAACAGTATCCTGGATCTACAGTTCACGGTCATAACGAATTTAGTAATAAGGCTTGTCCTTCATTCAACGTCAGTGAAGATATGGCAGATATAATAGAATACTATATAAACGAAGAAAATGGATACTAATAAACCAGAGAAAAAAACTAGGATAGGTAGATTTTTACAAAAGATAAACTTTAAAAAAGCTGCAGAAGTTGTAGGTAACGTGGTTACTGGTAACTGGAAAGGTGCTCTAGATGTAATAGCTGATAAAGATAACGGAATGACTCCAGAAGAAAGAGCATTCGCTTTACAGGTTATGCAGTTGGATATGACTGAGATGGAATCAGTAACAGAAAGATGGGTAGCTGACTCTAATAGTGATAGCTACTTAGCTAAGAACGTAAGACCTTTATCTCTTATATTTTTAACTGTTACAACTGTGGTCTTAATATACTTAGATTCTTATGTAGTAGATGTAAATGTTCCAGCTGAATGGATTGAGCTACTTAAATCATTACTTTTAGGTATATACATTGCATACTTTGGCTCTAGAGGGCTTGAAAAGTACAAAACAATAGGTAAGTAACAAGATACTACATAACGTTTTAAAACTGTTTTTAAATAAAGGGAAGGAAGTCAGCGTATAGGTTTTTAGTAGGGTTTTATCCTATACGTTTCTTTCTCTTATAAATTACTTCACAATGGCAAAAAAGAAAACTTTAAAATACTGGAAAACTAAAATAGACAAGCCATTTCACGAATACATTAGACGCAGAGACGCAGATAATTCATCTGGATACTGTCAATGTATATCCTGTAAGAAACCAATTCACTTCACCGAGTCAGACGCTGGACACTTTATAGGCCGCGGAGCTTTATCTACTAGATGGGATGAGAATAATGTATATGCTCAATGTAGAAAGTGCAATAGATTTGAATACGGTAGACAGTATGAATATTCTTTAAACTTAGGAAGCCAACTCGCAGAAGATTTACTTATAAAATCTAAACAGATCTACAAATTATCTGAGCCAGAATACCAGGATCTATTCGAAACGTTTAGAGATAAATTAGCTGAATTAAAATCGATACAAGACTTTTAGATATGTGATGCTTAGTAAAGCCTCTTTCTTTATAGAAACGTAATTAAGTGAAAGACATAAAAGACTTTTAAATTTGAGACTTTCAAAAAAAAACCAGAGTCTCAGAATCGATACCTAAAATACTGATAACTAAGCTTTTATAAAAACAAAAAAAACGCTCTACAAGCGAAGCTATTTTTTAGTTAACTTTTCTCTAAGATCTTGACTCTATTTACAACTTCTTCAGAAGATATCTTGACTCTATTTATAGCTTTTCTCTAGGATAACTTTTCTCTAAGATAACTTTTTTTGGATTATATTTGTTTATATCATAAATTTTATGTATGTTTGCAAAGTAATTATAATATACGAGACGAAATGAGAAAAAATAAAAAACCTATTACATCCTGGGTATACGATGACTTAAAAAACTTAACTAATATAGATAACCATAGAGCTGTTTATGATGGTTACGAATATATATGGGAACATAGGTTAAATGGAGTTTGGTCTAAACACTACATACTACCTTTAGTAGATGTAAAGAAATTCAAAGCTTTGTTAATGTTTTCATTATACAACTGGAATGAAGAACTATCTAATAGAGACAAAGATATCTTAAAGGCCGAAAAACAAAGAATTAAGATAGTATCTAGAAGTATAGATAAACAATATAAGACTATAATAAAGATAGCTAATAAGAAAATAAAGCCTATCAAAAAAGTTGAATTGATCCTGGAGGTTAGCAATAACATACCGAACGATATGATCTACAAAGCCATTGGAATAAGTAAAGCTTCATTCTATAGATATATAAAAGAAATAAATAACAAAAGAAATGAGAACTAAAAAGAAAACCTACGTTAAGAAACACGTATATAAGAAAGACTATTCGGATCTTAAAAGACTTTTTGCAGAATTAGACAAAAAAGATGCTGAAAAACTTGCACAGTAAATTTATTTTACATATATTTGTATAACCTTAAAAATTAACCCTTATGTTATCAGACTTAACTTGTGATCAATTAAACAACAGAGCTTCGAATATGCTAGAAGCTAAAATGTTCTTTGCTTTAAAGAAAGTACAGGAATATAGACTAACCTTAGAAGGAGTTATTACTTCCAAAGTAAATGATGATCTTGTAGAAAAACAACTAAAAGCCGCAGAGAATCAATACGATACTTTACTACACTTATTTAGTATTTTAGAAAAAAGTTATTAAAAAACTTGCGAGATATAAAAATTATATATATCTTTGCATCGACAATAAATTAAACCTTTTAAAACCCAATACAATGAACATTAAAGAAACATTATCAAACATCCAGTCAGAGCTTAAAGCTAAGAAGGGCCAAAAGAATAACTTCGGAGGCTACCAGTATAGATCAGCTGAGGACGTTTTAGAGGCTCTAAAGCCATTAAATGCAAAGTATCAAACATCTGTAGTAGTTACTGAAAAACTAATCGCAGAAGGAGTCTTAGAAAGCCAAGCTACTCTTATGAATAGTGACGGAGAATCTGTAGCAGCTAATGCTATAGTAGGAATCGATATGAACCAGAAAGGAATGAGCTTACCTCAGAAATATGGATCAGCTTCATCTTACGGTAAAAAGTATGCACTTGGTAATCTATTCGCTATTGACAATACGGCAGATGCTGACGCTTTAAATAAACACGGTAAGACTAGTGCTCCAAGTAAGCCAGAGCTAAAAGAAAATACTGAGATC